CCCCCGTGAATGAACACGGGCACACTTTCGTGTGGGACCAGAGTCCGAGGGCATTGGTTACGGCTGAGCTGCTGTATCAATGTGGGTTATGTCGACAGGCACGCCCGCCTTGGGTTCCGTGAACCCCGGGTCTTCCGAAATCACGGGGGTTTGAATCCCCTCTTGCTCAAAAAAAGCATGTTTCGTGATTCCTAGACGACCGCATCCAGTCTTTCAAGTCGGATGAGCTCTCATAAGAGACATAGGCACCAGTGAGTGATATGATCTACCAGGTGTGAATCCTGGGGGTCAGAGGCTGTCTTCGGATGTAATGCCGCACGTAATGGGCCGAGTTGCTCTAAGGAATGGTCTGACAAGCCATCACACAACGCGAAGTTGTGGGAGAGATCGGGACCAAGTCCTTAAAGTCACACTCTCTAGAGGAGTTGGATACTCCAATAGTAAGGGATGGGCTTCGGCTTCTTACATCACCTACTCTAGAGGCTTCCAAGGGACACCTTGGGCTCCTGCAACATACTGGAGAAAGATCCCACTCTCCGGGGGTCGGAAACCGTGTGGTCTCCTAGCCGGGGAGAGTAAGGAGGGACCCGCTCTCCACTATGGGGTCGTTCCCTATGGTGGAAGGAGGCGTTTCAGAGGGGACGGCAATTTCGGCATAGCAACTCATGCTAAAATGAGTTTTTAATTGTTTAAACTATGATTACTTTATTATCCCGACCGATAGCACTCCTACAGCCTTTCCTGCTTGTATCGCGAGCCCAAACAAATGGTTCTTCAACCGACTTATTTGATGTTAATGGGACACCCATGTCCCAAGATCAGATACTAGAGGTTCATCCGGAAGAACGGACACCAGCACACTGGCTCGTGGTACTAGATTGGAATCTAGCACGTCAGAGACCATATGTAGTAGTGGACCCGTATGACCCAAGTGGTCTCCTTTACCTGAACTACTCCGAGTATCTTGTGCAAATGCGATCATTTGCTAACAACAATCTAGCCTTCATCGTTGTATCCCGTCCTGGAACCCATAAACCGGTTCCCATTAAAAAATACCCCCCCTCTTATGGTAAGAGAGGAAATACCTCTAATGAGCCCTGGACCCGCCGCATACTTGGACGACGGTACAAAACCTTCATTGATCTACGTAAGTGGATCATCCGGAATTGCAAATGGGGTCCTAATGGAACGGTCTTGATCAACGAATCAAATATTCGTGGCATTATGATGATGTGGCATCGTGACCTAGCCCATCTTCTTAACCTCAAATCCCCGGCTCGCAGAGAGGAGCAGTTAGAACCGCTCCTTGCGCACCTCCAAAAGCTCATTCGACACTGTGGACCAGCCTACAGCATCAAATGGTTGAAGGTAGCCTCCTTCGCCGTTTACAGTTACATTGCTGGCAATCCACTGAAAACGACGGAAGGCCTTGGTATGAGGGTAAGGATGTCTAATGGGTTACCAGTAGCTCTGGGACCCAAAGCACGGAATGCAATACGTTCGGGGAACGTAAGTACATGGCGCCTTTGGAGTTCCCTCCTCGCTTCGTATCGTGCATTCCACGGTGCTCATCCGCTACCTCCGCTCTCAACCATCACTACTCCGAAGTTCACAGGGGAACTTGGAGACTTTGCCGCGTTCTGCTCAGAAACAGGGGGTTTCTGGGATCGACTGCAACAACGGTTCGGGCCGGTTCCCGAATTCAAGTACGACCTTAAATGGTCGCCTTTTCTGTCCGCCGGAGCTAACAGCTCCATTAGTTCAGTCGGTCTTATGGCAGATGCGTATGCATGGGCGAGTGCCCCTAGGGACTATATCGCCGAGATGGTTAGGATGCGGCCTTCCAAGGTCGGCGAGCAGCTACTCGATGTCCGTCGCGTTGCAGCGAAGGATTACGAGTGCGCTCACCTTGATCCTAAGAAGATACACGATCCTGCCCTCCTGGAGCGTCTGGGGCTGCGTCAGTCTGAAAGAACAGGACTCATAACATATAACGATAAGGGGCACGCAGAGCGTGCTTTCCTTGCTCGAAATTATCATGGTCCGTCCTTTGACGACACGTCAAACCTGTTCAGTCGAGATGATGCATGTCACTTGAAGAATCTCCGGGCGGGTGCCCTTCGAATCCCGCATGGCCAAGATCCTCTACTGTCAAGGTTGCACGCTATACCAGAAAAGGCGGGGAAAGTGCGTGTAGTTGCAATCGTTGATACGTTCACCCAAATGGCATGTGAGCCAATACATCGGTATCTCTTCGAGATCCTCCGCATGATGAGCGCAAACGATGCTACCTTCGACCAAACTGGTGTTCTGAACAACTTTATTGAGAAGAATTATCAGGATCTCTTCAGCTACGACCTTA